TTAAAATAATTCTGTTGCAGAACAAAAAAATATGCTTACATTAGGTTCTCACCAAAATTAACAATCACAGGAGAAAATATGGAAAACGAAGACATAAATAAAGCCATTGCCTACCTTGCAGATAAGGTGAGTAAATATCATGAAAGACTATTAGCAGTTGAAAGAGACATGGAGCGTCATTTAAAAAATGGTGGTCATCACAATCATTCTTCAGATCCCACGTGTCCAATATGTGAAGGACAAGGATGTGAGTGTCAACAGTCTTAGGATTTTGGAGTTTCGCCCAACATATCTTTTAATGATGGAGCAAATACTTTAACATCTCGTCTAATTTTTTCGACAGTTGTTGAAGTGTTTGGATCATCTACGTCAGCTTGCATAGCCTCTTCAGATTCGTATTCTTGACCTGTATCAATATTAGTTAGTGTGGTTTCTGTTTTTACTTTATATTTAGGAATCACTCTACCATCTTCTAAAGTTATTGTTCCTATTTGTTCAGCGGGTTCAATTATCGGCATTTTCTCTCCAATTAATATTAAAACTTAAAATAACTCTATCTTTATTAGAACTATTTATTTGTACTTCATGTTGTAACCATGATGGAAAAAAAATCAATGAATTTTGTTTAGGTTCCCAAGTTACGCTGTGTGCTAGGTGTATAGAAGCGTTTTTAGTCTTTGGGGGTGATAATACCTCTGCTTGTGGTTTTGGCTCTAGAAACACTAAATTACCGCTATTTTGAGGCACTTTTAAATAATATACTCCTGATAAATAATTGTAGGGATGTGTATGCACATTATTCCTAGATCCTGGTGGATTTATCATGCCCCATAGTCCTGTCATTTCAGGCACATATTTATCCTGCACGTCTAAATGTTTAAAGCATTCTTTAGCATTAAAAAGTATATCACCTACTGTGCTTTTAAATTCTTCTTCTTCGTAGAGATCGTCATTACTATGCCACCCCCCTACATTCGATCTCGGCATACCTTTTTCATCTCTGGCTTTTATTTCGTATAGTCGATCTATCAGATGACCATGACCTTTTATTTCTGTCATCATAACAGGTGTAATAAATAATGATTGTAAATCCATAATATACCTTTCTAAAGTTGACCTTTTGTAACCTCCATAAAGCTTACAATTACATGCACTTGATTAGCAGCATTTGCTTGTGCTTTTAAAACATCAGACTCTTGTAACACAAGAGGCTGAGATAATAATTCTGTAGTCGTGTTTGTAGCGACACTTTTAGCTTTAAATAATTCAAATGTTGCAGAAGATCTTAATACCTCTAGATCAACAAGTGTTGTGCTTCCAGAATCGTTACAAATTAAAATAGATTTAACAACGTCAGTTGTTGGTGGCACGGGTGGTGTAGCACCAGGATCAGCTGTCGGTACTGTCAATATGGTTGTTAGATCTGTAGTTGTTAGATCGACCATTGCGCTTTTAAAAGTATTAGCCAAGAAAAAAAGTCTCCGATTCTGTTTCTTCTTTCAAATCTTGTTGAAAGTTAGTATTAAGTAAAAAAACTATTTGTTCTAATAATCTAACCATTTGGTCAAACTGACTCGCATCGTATTCTTCTGTAGCGTTTGGTAATCTAGTAATATTTATTTTAGCCATTATCTTCTTCCATCAGGTCTTATTTGTAGTTTTTGTGAACCAAGTCTCCAAGGTGTATCATCCACACTATTTGTTGTATATCTAATTTTAACAGCTCTTCCCCTACCTCTTACACTAATTTTTTCTGTGGTGCTAGTTATAGTGCCACTAGTTGTTACATTAGCTGCTGATTGGGGATATTGCTCTAAAGTTAATTGTGCTGTCATTGTGTTTGTTAGGTTGTCAAAATCTGGTACTAATTTACTTACTGACATTAATTGATCTCCATCTGCTATCTCAACAGATCCTGTTTCTAAAAATGCTGTAATGGCTGATCCATCCGCTTGATTATTACCAGTTTCATGTTCGAATATAGATGAAGCCCCAGCAGTCAAACCTAGTATGCTTGTGGCATTAGCAGTTGCGGATGAACTATATTCTGTGGCTATTGGTTTTTCATAAACATAAGCACCAAGCCAAGTAGTTCTAGCTAAATTTATTGTGTACCAAGTGTTTTCTAAATAGTTGTAAGCAACAGCTCTGTCTATTTGTGTAGCATTAGCTGAAGGATAGTACCAAATAATCTCGTTAAAAGCTGTATTCAAACCAACAGCAATATCATTTTTGTTTGTGTAACTTAAATCATCAAATACATAATCTTGCACCGAGCATGGCATTTTTTTAACAACACCATCAAAAAGATAAAATGCATTATCTGACATCCAATAAGCAACTCCGTTTACTTCTATAGCTGCATGTTGAGCTATCAAACCAGCATTAGCGCCTAGTTGTCTAAGACCAAATGTAAAGGGCGTGCCTACAAATTGAATACCATGTAGTGACGTATCAGTCCAAACTAGTATTTGACCTGTAGATTTTACAGCACCAACTATTCTAGAGCCATCTGTTATTCTTAAAGACCCTGCTTCGTTTGTAGCGACAGGCGTATAATCTGTTGCATCTTCTCTATCTGAAAATCTAAATAATAAATCGTCTTGTGTGGCTGTATTTCCTATTGTGGTCTCAGTCCCAAATATCATTAAATGTCTAGTGTCTGTAGAAACAATACTAAATCTTGAAGCTGTTGGTGCGTTTGATAAGGCAGTGGCTCTGGCCCCTAAACCACCTGATGTATCCCAAATGAATGTGCCACCATTTAAAACTGTTGCAATTAGATCCTCACCAAAATTATCAAGTGACCAGTTCCTGCCCTCTACAACAACATTAGATGAAGATCTTGGTGTATCCCAAGTGCTAGCACCCCAAGTTTCAGTGCCCCAACCGTATCCGTACGTGGATGATGTCGGACCAGGATTAATTTGATAGCTTGCATCTGTAGAACCACCGCCTGCAGCTGTAGTGCCGGATGCGTTTGTCCCAGCATTTATTGTATAAGTATTGCTACTTGGCACAGTTAAAATTTCAAACTCAGCATTAAAATCTATACCATCTACCACGTTCGTAGCAGAGCCGTTATCAAAGGTAACAAAAGCTCCAACTTCTGCTTGGTGGCCTGCATCCGTAACAGTGACTGTGGCAGATCCACTTGATGTTGCAAAAGGATTAGTTAAAGAATTTGTAGTTCTAAGTGGCGTAATATCATAAATTTTACCTTCAGAAAAAATGTACAGTTTTCTATCTGTGCCCAAAGCTAAATATCTCGTGCCATCTAAGCCTATCCAAGAGTGTGTATCTCTAACGGCACCAACTACCGTGACATTTGGATTGGGTAAGTTAACCCATCCACCCCACCTTTCTGGCTTACCATAGTGAAATCTTACAAAATCAGAGTCCACATATTTACGTTGATCACCAGCAGAATAGGCGGTATCTTGCTTATCTATACCTGGTTGAAATTTTAAATCTACTAACTGCATTTAACCCAATATTGTATACTAAATCTTTGTTGTGGAAAAGGAACATCTTTCCCGTCTTTAGATAATATTGGCGTTATAGCGTGATTTATGTACTTTGGAAAGACAACCATGTAATTATTTTCATTAGGAATTTCTATGATTTTTTGACCATCTCTGAACAGTAAATCACCCCCTGTTAATGCAGGGTTGCTAAGTATTAAATTAAAAGTGAAAAATTCTGAGTCTTGATGCCATCCATAGTATCCACCATTATTATAACTTATGACATGTATCATGTATGAATTTTGTTTTTTTTCTAAAAAATCAAAAACTGTTTGTTTTCCATCTTCTCTTAAAAACTCAAAAAATCCTTGATGAAAAAACCAATTATCTAATGCCATTATAGTTTCATTATTTTTAGGTTTATCATCTTGTTTTATCCAATAATCCACTCCTCCACACTCTTTTCCAAAACTATTATATTTATATTTTTTATCGGAAGTCCACCATGAAGGTGTCGAAAAATTACCCCTGTTATTCATTAATTCTATTCGTAATTCTTGTTCTATATGTGGAGGCACAAAATTAGGACAAACAATAATATTATCTGAAATATATTTAAACTTCATTTTGCCCCTTTAAATTGTGTTCCAACATTACCTTTAAACGCATAATTGCCGTAGTGTGTCATACCAGATAAAATATCAGCATATATTTTACCACCTATATTTTGCCATAAACGACAAAAAGCGTAGTCTTCTGACAAGTATCGTCGTGTTTCTGGTTCAATCATAGTATCAAAAAAAGTATAGTTCCAGTCAGATGTTTTATGATAGTCAAATTCTTTATCATGAGATTGATTAATGTGTTGATCAGGTACAAATTTTAATTCTGGATAATGCCTCGCCATTTCTATAAACACTTTTCTTTTAATTAACATAAATCCTGTAGGTCCGTCCATAACTTCTATAAAACCATTTTGTAATAATATTTTATCAGGATCTTTTACATTTAAGTTATATTGCAACGAAGCTGCGAGTAGCTCGTCTTCTGCTATGTTAGGATTGTCTTTAAGTCTTTTCTTTACCTTTATCCAATCTATAGTTTTTCTTGGATAAATACCTGTAACTACGTCTTTATCATATTCAAGCATTCTTATAATTGCTTGAGGATTAAAAGCTAAATCAGAATCTATAAAAAGCAAATGCGTATACTCACCATCCATAAACAGTTGCACTAAAGTATTACGAGCTCTAGTAATTAAAGATTCATTACCTATCGTACCAAACTGTAATTCTATTTTTTTAGATGTTGCTAAAGCTACAAGTTGCATGCAGCTTTTAAAATAATCTGCTGTAATCATGCCCCCATAACAAGGAGTGCCAATAAAAATTTTATTCATATACTACTTACCTTATCTACTATTTTCTTAGGTTCTATTTCTACGCAATATGGATATTCTGATACCATATTTGTCAATTCTGAGTATCCAAATATCTCTGGTTTAGTTGTCCCCCACAATACTATGCCTTTTTTATTAAAACTTTGATTAGCGCACATGTGGTGTAGGGCACTGTCAATAGTTATAAAAAAGTCACAGTGCTTTGACAGTATCATAAAATCCTCTCTATTTTTAAATAATGGTGACCCACCTTGATCATTGAATTTTGTTTCACCAACATAAGACGGTCTTTCATTATCATGACCAAATACAATAAAAAGATGTGTGGGATACTGCTCTTGTAGTAAATATATTAAATCCTGACCATACTTATAGTTTCTTCCAAAGTTATTTTTGTCATATTGATTTGTTATAATACCTTGACCACCTGTAAATTGTAACAGAACAAATTTACCTATTTTTTGTATGTGAGGTAGTAATTCAATTTCTCTTTCAGCATTTATATTAAAATTAGGCCTGTAACTATCTAATTTTATTTCATACATTTCTGACCATTTTTGTAAAACATGTTTCTCTCCTTTTAAAAAATCACTTTTATATGGATCATTATGAAAAATATTATCGTAGTGCCTAAAATAATTATAATAAGTGTCAAAGAAAACCTCATTTACAATTATTCTTGAATCTGCAACGTATGGTGAATGAGTAAAAATTTCTGGATAAGCTGAGTTAATAATTAATTTTTTATTATCTTTTTCGTAAAGTTTTTGAAAAAGAGAAGTAAACATAATATGTTTGCCAACTCCACCATCTAAAATATGTAAATTAGGCATCAATGCTAAAATTAAAGGCTAAAGATATTCTTTGTTTGTCTGATTCATAAACTCTATGAAATGTTGTTGCATCAAATAATATTAAGTCAGCTTTGTTGGGTTTAATACTTTTTCTATTGTCTTCAGGAAATATTGTAAACTCAATTGGTGAATTATCATCCGATAGATATAAAACACCAGCACCTGTTCTCGTTCTATGATTGTGAAATTCTTGATAGCTGTTTTGTTTCATTACGTTAATCCATGACTCGTTTATTAAGAAAGGTATGTTTTTATTATGATTAATTAAAATTACTTCTTCTATCTTTTTTTGTATTTCTTTTCTTATGTAATCAAACTCTTGTACCTCATACAAAATATTTTTATAAATGTTAAAAGATGTTTTGTTTTCGCAGTCCCATGATTTGTGATTAAATATATTTTTATTATTCTCTACAAAACTATTTATTGTCTCAAGCAAATGTTTATTAATAGAGGTTTTAAAAACACTAATTTTTTTTAAAATTATTTCTTCCAAATTTTATCCCCAATAACTAAAATATCTATGCTAGAATTGTTAAAGTAATTTTGTAGTTTTTGTACGTTTCCAATAATGGGTCTGCCATTTATATTTAAACTTGTATTTAACAAATAAGGACAATTTGTTTTTTCGTAAAATTTTTCTAACAGTTTTCTAAATAGTCCAGTATTTTCTTCAACAGTTTGAACTCTGCTTGTTTGATCTATGTGCTCGATACTAGGTATATTAGAATAATTTGCATATAACATGTATGGATCAGAAAAATCTACATGTTCGCTTAAAACAGAGGCACCAAAAGGCCTATAGTTTTCTCTTTGTTTAATTTTATTTATTTTGTTTTTTGCATCGTTTATCATTGGGTTAATTAACAATGATCTATTGCCTAATGCTCTAGGTCCTATTTCACCATAATTTTGATACCAAGCTACAATTTTTCCTTCTTTTAAATAATTAACAACTTGCTCTAAGTTAACATCTTTTGCACTGTTTTTAGGTTTTTGATCCGACTGCACAAACGGATAATTAGTAAAAGATAACTTTTGTAATTTATTTTTTATTCTTAAATGCTCTACAATGCCAATACTTAAACCTTCATCTGCACAGTGAGGAGGTATCTGTAAGTTTTTAAAATAATTTTTTAATTTTGAATTCCATATAATGTTTAAAGCAACTCCTCCAGTGTAGGAAATCAAATCATTTTTTTTAAAATGTAGCTGAAAAAAATTTAAAATTACATCTCCTAAATAATCATGCACAGTTTTAATCCAATCAAGTTTTTTTAAATGAGCTACGTATTCATCGCCTATAAAATCTACATAATATTTAAAATTAAAAATTTCGTGAATTGTATACATGTCAAATTTTTTTAAAAATTTTATATATTTACTATCTTGGTTACCAAATGCTTGTAAAGCCATAAGTTTACCTGCAAGATCCATATGATTAAAAGATTTAATACCTAAAAAATTTGCAGCTTCCGACATGCTTATTCCTATTGAACCATATTTTTTATAGTTGCCTCTTTCTATTAAAGAGTTATTTTTAAATATGCTCCACGTGTTATCATTATCTCCAAAGCCATCTATGACGACATGATTATTACAACCACTAATTACAGGCCAAGAACTTAGTGCATGTGCGTAATGATGGTCAACTCTAGTAACTTTTTTATCAATTAAATTAAATGATTGCTCTGGAAAAAATTCTGTGTCTTGTAGACCATACTTTATAGGATCAATTACAATTCCTATTTCGTCTATTTCATGTGCTGATATATTCCAAATTCTTTTAATTTCATTCTGCCAGGAATACATATTGTTATATGCAAAATGCTTTATGTCATATTCTCTCTCAGGTTTGTAATAATGTAATCCATTATTATACAACGTGAAATTACTATCGTGCTCACAAAGTCTTAGACCTAATAATATCAAGTTAATCTGTCCCAAAAAAAATTAGTCATAATATACCTTGGTTTACTATTATCCATGTATTGAGATGATGCATGTAAAATAGATCCATCAAATAAAACAGCTCTGTTTTCTTTAAAACCTACCACACTGTGTAAAAGAAATTTTTCTTCCTCATCTAAGATATAAAATGATGTCCCATTTTGTAATATACTTTCTCCTTGCACATAAACCATGCAATTGTACATACAAGGATCTTTATGTATTGTTGCTTTTTCATGGCCAAAACTTAAAAATAAAAATGATTGTGCAAACTCGCTCTTCACACTTAAATCAAAATGTTTTTTTATTGTTTTATATGTGTGCTGACAATGATCACTATCTTTATCTAAAACGATGTGGTGATAAGTTTTATTATTTTCACCTGCGTAATCATTTGTTCGTGGAGGATAATTTTGTTGTATTACGTAATTTTTAAAATTACTAAAATAATCTTTTTCAAAAAAATCATCTACCACATAAATAAAATTATGTTTTTTATTTACAGAACTAATTGTCATGAAGTTGCGTACTCCGTAGATAAATATTCTATCTTTCTTACCCAACCCCTTGGAATAGCTACGGCACCGCCTCCATGATTGTCATCTTTATCTATGCACCAAGATCGCATAATCACAATCTTGTCATCATTATTCACAGCCATGTATCCTACCTCTTGGCACACGGCTAAAGGCGCCTGTATTATTTCTTTTATGGGTAACCAACCTGTTTCCATATCTCTTGCATCAAGCCACGTAACTCTAACCATTGGAAAAGGTGACTTATTCATATACTTTTGCATTAAAACTTATGCTTATTCTTGGATTGTTGTCTAAATTTTTTGTTACTAGGTGCACTAAATTTGAATCAAATATGACTAACTTGTTTACTTTAGGTTTGATTACAATCGTTGATTTGCTTGATAAAAATTTAGAAATATTATTATTATAATCAACACCATCATCTTGAAGAATTAAATCACCTGAATTTGTTTTTGTTTGTAAATATAGAACGCCCGATAAATCACCTTGATGTTTGTGAGGCCAATTAATATCATTTTTATAATTTATATTTGCCCAAAAATTTGTAATGTCTATTTTGTTACATTTAAAATTTTTAATACTTCTGCAAAACTTTAAACAATTTTCGTCAATAGTTTGTAATAGAGGCATAAAAACACCATTCATAGGTAAGTTAGAACTTTGCCATCCAAAAGTAACATTGGAATATTCAGCACCATTAATATCACCACGTCTAAGAAGTTCTATTGTTGCTAATAATTGTGATATATATTTTTTATTTAAGTTAGTTTGTGTTTGTCCATAGACATGGGACGGCATAATTAATTTACTTTTCATTTTTAAAATATTTTAAGGTGGCTACCATTCTTAATTCCACACAAGTTCTACTTATTTCTCTAGCGCAGTGAGGTAAAAAACCATCAAACAATAATGCTCTGCCTGGTTTTGGTATGACAGAGTGTATTATTTCTGTCCTTTCAGGATTGGTAAATATAGTCTCACCTCCATAAGACATGGTCCATACTTTATTTAAATAAAACATGACAGTGTAACAATGATCCTCATACCCCCCATCTGTGTGCATCTCATGATGTGTGCCATATAAATAAGAACTAACATAAGCTCTTTTTAATTTATGCTCTTTTTCTGGTAAAAATGTCTGCATTATTTCATCTGATAAATCAAAAAGTTTTTTATGATTATCGTTATTCTTATCTAAATCAGCGTGAAATTTTCTCCAAGTATTATTGTCTCCAGCATGTCCTGTAAAAACCCAACCTTGCAAATCTCTAAAATATCCGTAAAAATTATCTATATTGTCAGTGCTTAAGGCATTATCTATAATTTTAAAAAACATAATTACCAAATAAGCGTGTCAAATCCTGATAGTCTTAATGATATTCTCATTTTGTGAGGCACATTAAATGCTTTGCCTAGGTGTAAATCTGTAGAGTCCAACATAATTACTCTACCGTGTTTAAATTCTACACTCTTTTTTTGTGTCTCATTATAAAACTCACCACCAATATTTTCTGTTTCATTGTTTGGTGATAACATTACTATAAAAGATGTGCCTTGATTATAACCATCATCATCTCTGTGTAGACCACCATCCATACCTTTAAATTGTAAGTTTGCATAAATTCCATGTAAAAATAAGTGAGGTTTACCAAAAGCTTTTTTGATATGATTCCATAAATCTATTAATTTTATGTTCATACTCATGTCTGAACCGTACTCAATTAAGTCTATAGATCTTCTCGTAAAATGACTATGACCGAGTAGATTATATGTTGGATTATCTCCGTAAGGGTAAGAACCAACTGCATGATTGCTGGCCTGCCACTTTACTTTTCTCTTATAATAATTAGCCAATTCGTAAGCAAAACTTTTATCTATAACTTTATCATCATATTTCATTATTTATTTTCACTCGTGGTAAAAGTTGCGTCTTTTGGCACTAGTCTTAAATTAAAAGAAACTGATCTTCTTTCTTCGTCAGGTGTTCTAAAAGGATAAACCATATGAGTAAGCCATGATGGAAATAAAAATATATCACCCACTTCTGGTGGATGTTGTAGTTTATGACCACTAAAAGTTTTTGGATCACCACACATAAAAAGTATGTCACCAACACTAGGATAATGATCCTCTGCTTTTCTTTCTTTATCGATGCTTTTTGGCATCTTTGTATAAAATACACCAGATAAATCACCATCGTGCATATGTGCAGGATTAAAGTCTCCCGCCCATTGGCTCACGGCCCACATAGATTCAATGACCATCTTATCTATTTTTTCTGGTGCTAATGTTTCATTGGCTGGTGGTATGGATAAATAAGATTTAACCATCTCACCAATTAAAAAAACTAATTGTTGACCATCGCCATCTATCCACTCAGGTGGCAAACGAACCTCTTGTTTAACATTACCAGCTAAATTTGGTGACCAGTCCCATTGTTTAGCTAATTTTGGATCGCCTAGTATTTCGTCACATTTTTTATTTACTATCTTTAGAATAAAATCAGGTACTTTACCCTTAACAACAGTAGGGCCAAAAGGTCTAATAGCGTCAAATTTTAATTTTATTTCTTTCTGCATTCGGATCTCCTCCATTTATCTATTGTCATATAGCAATTATTTGCCTATAAATATAGGATTAATTGGCTTAAACTTTCAAGACTAGCCAACTTGCCTTTAAACAATCACATATATTGCAATATTAGGAGATTATGCTTAAAAAATTACGTAAAGCAGTAGCAAAAGCCCTACCAGGCGATACTGAAAAATATCTTGGAACAGTCTTAGCATTAGCTACGGGTAATCCGTTGTTTGCAGGGATAGGGGCCTTAGCAGATCCTGAAGCAGGTTTTGGTGAAGTAGCAACAGCTGCTTTTTTAGCAAGTCAAGCTCCAGGTATAAAAGGCTTAACAAGTGGTGCAAAAAAAGGAACGTTCATGGATACTGTTTTAGGAAGAGGCAAAGGTGGAGCTGGTGGCATCGGAGAATTTTTGTTAGGTAAAAAATCTATACCCGGTACAACTGCAGGAGGTGCTGGTGCTGACGTAGTTATACCAGGACAAGCAGCAACTGCAGGATTGTTTGGAGAGGGTGGTAGATTTATACCTAAAGATGCAACGGTAGGTGAAATACTAACAAAGCTCGGAACAGCTGCAGGAATAACTGGTGCAACATTAGCTCCAACAGGTATGTTTAAATTAGAAGAACAAGATGTTGTAGACACAAGATTTCCAGGTACAGATTATGAAGGTAAAGCTTTTAATTTAACACCAGGACAACTTTTAGATTTACAATTAGGTGGTGGCATTCAAGGAAACTTTTTTGACTTTGGAGGTAACTTGAGAACAGCAGCTGAAGGTGGTATGGCCGATGAACCTAACGGATTAAAAAGAATGGAGGGTATTATGGGTTTAGCTGATGGAGGCACTACAGAGTTTCCAAGAAAAACAGGTGAAATAAGTGGACCAGGCACAGGTACATCTGATAGTATTCCAGCTATGTTAAGTGATGGTGAATTTGTTATGACAGCAAAAGCTGTTAAAGGCGCAGGTGGTGGAAGTAGAATGGAAGGCGCAAAGAGAATGTATGAAATGATGGATAATTTAGAGAGGAGAGCATAATGGTTACACAAACACAAGTTACAACTCAGTTACCTCCTCCGTATATTCAAGATAGACAAAAAGATTTACTAGTTACTTTATTCGGTACTCAAGGTGTCGATGAATTTTTACCTGATGGATCACCTAATCCTGATTTTGTTAGAGGATTAATAAATGTACCTAGAGATATTCCAAAGCAAACTGTTGCTGGGTTCACGCAACCACAAGTTACCGCACAACAAGCAGTCACGGATCAAGGCATAGGTGCTTTTCAACCATTTGTACAAGCCGCAAGCAAAACTGCTGACGCTGCAGGAACAATAGGTGAACTTGCAGGACAAACTTTAGCTGGTGGCACACAAGCTTTCGTACCCACTACCGCTAACCTTGGTGCTTTTAGAGATCCCTATCAACAGTTTGTTACACAAGAAGCAATAAAAGAAATAGATAGACAAGGAGCAATAGCTCAAACTAACTTAGCTTCTGCCGCACAAAAAGCTGGTGCTTTTGGAGGATCAAGATTTGGTGTTCAAGAAGCAGAATTAGCTCGTAATTTAGGTGATATAAAAACACGAAGAGTTTTTGAAGATGCAAGCAGAAATTATCAACAAGCACTTGCCTCGGCTCAAGCATCACAGGAAGCACAACAAAGAAGACAAATAGCTGCTGGCCAGCAATTGTCAGGATTGACAGGTCAATTAGGAAACCTCGCTAGAACTCAGGGAGGTATAGGACAACTAAGTCAACAAATGTTTGGTCAAGATATTAGTAATTTATTAGGTGTTGGCGCTCAACAACAACAATTGTTACAAGCTGGATTTGAAGCACAAAGACAAAATCTTGCAGCTCAACAACAAGAACCATTTCAAAGAATTTCTTTTGGTACAGAAGTTCTTGCAGGTTTACCATTTGGTGGTCAAACTATTTCACAGATACCTGTTACACCAGCAAACCCATTCCTCCAATTTGCTGGTGGTATAGGTGCTTTAGGTACGGGTATTGGAACATTGTTAGAGGGTTTAGGCTCTTTTAAAAGGTCATAATGACAATTTATAACAGAAGAATGTTTTCTAACGCACCTGAGCGAATGAAAATAAATTCAAGAGGCACGGGTATTACATCAGGATTAGTACCTATTAGGAAATTTAATGGTGGTGGAGTTGGAGTAACTGACAATCCTGACTATCAAAGATTATTAAATTTAGCTCAAGAAATTGTTCCAGAACAAAGAGGATTTTTTTCACAGAATGCTCCAGCATTATTAGATTTTTTTGCTAGATTATCGGCTGCAGGTGCAGGGGGTAAACCAGCTGTTGATGGTCAAAGCACAAACATATTTTTAGATACATTAGGTGGTGTAGCACAAGCCGCTCCTGCTTTAGGTGCAATAAGACCTTACCAAGACGAAGCTGCAAGACTTGCTGCATCTAAATTATTTGAAATTGAAGCAGAAAAAATTGCAACAGATTCAGATGGATTTGTTTTTCAAGATGTAATTGAAAGAGAAAAAATAGACAGAAATGAATTTATAACAGATACTAACACAGGATTTCAAATACCTAATCCTAATTTTGGAAAAGCTACAGGTGTAGAATTAGTTGCCATTGGCACAAGAGATGGTGAACCAGATTCTTTCTTAATAGGTGATAAATATATTGATGACAATATTGTAACTATAGGTAACAAAGCCTTCCTCTATAATAAATTTGCTCAAAATAACGAAGAAAAATTTACTTTACTTGCAGATGCAAATGATAATGAAGGCTTTAAAATTAAGGAAATTATTAAAGTAGAAAGCGCACAAGATGGGTCAGTTCAGTACCAGGCAGTTGGAACTTTAAATGGTAATTTTGAATCAAGACCAATTCCAGGCATCGTGCCAGATGACAATGATCAAATAATTTTAAATAATCAATTGTATACTAGAACAGGTCCTAATGAACCATATACATTGTCAGTTGATGCAAGAGATACAGAAAAGCCAGAATTTATTTCTTTAGAAAAAACCACAGTTGACGGTAAAACTGTGTTTACAGGTTTCTCTTTTAATAAACAGACGGGCGCAATTGAATCACAAGTATTAGATATTGAGCCAGCAAAAGACGGAAAAATTACAATTAACAATCAAGTTTTTGAAGAGCAAGATGATGGCTCATATAAACAAATAATCGATGCAAGAACTCCACAATTTGTTTCTTTAGAAAAAACCACAGTTGACGGTAAAGACGTATATACTGGTTTTACTTTAGACAATGCAGGTAATATTCAAACTCAAGTTTTAGACGTTACACCAACGACAGATGGTAGAATTATAGTTAACGATCAAGTATTTGAAGAACAAGATGATGGTTCATTTAAACAAGTAATTGATGCAAGAGATCCACAAACTTTTGTTATTAATAATGCTATAATAGAAAA